GTTTGCATTGTTAAATCGTTAGCCTGTGACCATTTAACTTTGAATCTATACTTGGCTTTACTTGGAATTCCAACAGTCGAATCGTTTGATAAAACTCTTTCCCCAAATTCATTTGTTACAACATAGTCCAAATTCATTGGTAATTCTGTTAACCAAGTTCCATCTCCATCAATTACATTGCCCGCTTGTTCTAACTCATGAACTTCTAATACAGGATTACCATCTTCATCTTGTTGTATTGTTTGTCTTATCGCTAATATTTGACCAGGTGCGGAAGTAAGTCCACACAAATTGCCCATATTATCTTTGGGCTTACATCCTCTCCTTATTCTGAATTTATCAGGTGAAGAAAACATTGACCCCATAAAAACCGAAGTTGGTTGAATGTCTACGTTTGCCTCATCTCGTAAATCAAAATCTAATCTATTGATTGATATATCACATATTTCAGGGTCTCCCCAAAGTGGTGAAATTTCTGCACTTTTTGTAAGGTTGATGATTTGTGGCAAAGAATTCAAATCATTAGAAGTTCTGAACTGATTACCCGCAACTTGTGCTTCTGTGGCTAAACCTATTCTTATTAAATCTTGTGGTGTTAAGGAGAACTCACCTATATCTGAAAGGTCTACATCCATGACTATGGTTTGTTCTCCCAATGGAACCCCCATAATCATATAGTCCCCACTATCATTAGTTTTTGTTGTAAACTTATAATACTTGTCGTAGATTTCTACGGCAGTGCTTCCTGTTAGAACATCAGATTTTGTGGGCAATGTTCCAGTCGCAGCATGTTTTGAATAAGAAGGAGTATATGGTAATAGATTGTATCGGTACCCATCATTATTTTTGTCACTTGGTGATTTGTATGGATAGATACTTGTAATTATTGGATTAGATTCATCAACCTGTTCAATAGGTATGAATATAGAAACTCTAGCGTTTGGTACTCCAAATCCATTGTTTGCGGTGACTCTGCCAACTAAAACACCATAATCAGCACAACTTCTTGTGTAGATATCTGTTTGTTGTATTTTAAGAGATAAAATTTCTAAGAACTCAAACTCTTGGTCTAACTGTACATTAATTGATTTATTAATCCCAAGTTCGGTTCTAATTCTATATGAATCACCCATGTAATATCTTTAGTTTATAAATAGTTTATGTGTAATTTTTAAGAATCAAATAGACACACATTGTAAATTATAACCCAAAGCTTAGGATAATAAACCTATTAAGAGAATGTAGTGGATTGGAAGTTTACTACTGAAACTTTAATATCCTTACTTGGATATCTTATTTGATATACTTGGGAAGGTTGCGCGAAAATTGTATCCGCAACTGGCGCAATTTGTCTTGTTTCAGGATCGGAATACTGCATAGATGTTTCTGCCGAAGAATACTGACCTCCCACATTATTGAAAACCTTTATTCCCGCAACAGTAAGAACACCATTTTGATTCTGAACAATACTCTGTATTTCAGACAAATAAACATTTTGACCCAATTCCCTTACCTGTGGATTGAAGTAAGTTGAAATTCTATCTACAACATCAGCAATAACTTGTCCTGAGTTCTGTGCTGAAGTTAATACAATCGATACTTCCACACTTAAGTCAATAACCTCTGCAGTAAAAATGGATATGTAATCATTCATCATCCTATAGTTCGACAGATAAGTTGCGACATTTTGCTTCAAAGTATTAGAAACAATGTTTGTCAATTTTCCTGAAGTATCATAAGATAACAATTGAATTAAAATTTTATTGTTATTTTCTGTAACGGAAACTTTTGCAGGTGCCCCAAACTCTGATGGCATATTCCTAATAATAGATTCATAATCTTGAACTGTAACGGCTCTTTTCTGTGCTGAGAAGTTAAACGAAACGTAATTTCTAATTTCTTCTAAAGAAGGTAGGCCCGCTCCACCAATCGCAGCGGTAACGTTATTACATCTTAAAGAATTAACTACCGATGAATTTGTAAGTTCAGATGGCCCATTAACAAAGAACGACACCGTACCGATTTGAGTAATAACATTTGTTCCTAAGTTAGTTCCTAAACCCCCACCAACTCGATATTGAACAAAAAGAGTTGAATTAGGTGTTAAAGCCGATCCTAAAGATAAATTGTTTGAATATCTTTGTAAGTCTATTGTTGCTCCCAATGTTGTAAATTGATTCAAAGCATCTTGAGCAGTATTAGTACCTCCACCAAAAGTTAATTTCTTGAATCCTTCAGGAGTATATTCAGTAATGAATCTATTTTGTGTTTGAATATATCTACCAACTTTGATACCAGGCTGGTCAGATACTTTTGTAGGGTCTTCAATGAAAACTCTATCTTCAGCAAGAGCATCAACCTCATACAATTTGTTAGAAACTCCCAAGAATTCTGCGATTGTTGGAATGTTGCTATAATCAGTACCACTCTTAAGTAAAACACTTGTAATACCTAATACATTTTTTTCAGGTAAGAATAATTCAAAAAATGGTTTTACATCGTTTGGTGTTATAACTCTTTTGAAAACTTTAGTAATACCATTAACAACTAATTCTCTTTTGGTAATAGTATAATTTACCAAAATATTATTTGCGTTGAAGTTAGGTATTTTTAATCTGTTAGGAAATCCTTGAGCATTGTATGGTGATGTGAAATCAACGTCATATATGTTTTCAAATATAATACCCGCTCCTGATACTTGAGACCCTCTTGCCAAAGTTCCGAGATATCTCGCGTCTTCTTGGTCTCCGAAGGCTGGTACGGTGATTGAAAAATCTACTAAAGAAACTGATGGTCTTTGACCGGGAAGTTTTAATCCATAAGTTCTCGCAATATTGTATATTGAAGACCTCTGTTGAGCATATTGAAGGACTGTCTCTTGAATACTTCTATCAATATGATAATGTAAGTTGTCAGCAACCGCGGCATTTAAGTCCAAAAATACTGAGAATACAGAGGCATCATTAAAATCCTGAATTAGTTCGGGATAATATGTCCTTACATAATTTAATAACTCAGTTCTTATTCCTTGATAATCTCTGGTTGTATATGAAATTTTACGATTTGCCATCTATATTAAATATTAATAATAACAAAATCACTTTGAGCAAAAGTTGATTTGTTATTTGAGTAATCTATTCTAATTTTTGCAGTATATTCAGAGGTACCTTTACCAGGCAATCTATAAATTGGAGACTCACTTGTTCCCGCCATATTTTCACCTAACATAGTATCAACTTCCTCCATAGGATCCGCAGGTGTAATTGTTATTTGATTCAATAACAGGTTCGGCATAAAATTTTGAACCGCATCCCTGATATCTGATTGTATCGCATCAAAAGTTAAACCATCAAAAGGTTCAAATAAAAATTCGTATAATCTGGTTCCAAATTCAGGTAAATAATATCTACTTCCTTTTCTGGTTAAAAGTAAGTGAATTAAATCCGATTTTACCTGTTGAGATTCTAATTGAGTGAGTTCTAAAAAATCACCTCTTCTTGAATCTTTGAAAGGAAAATTTATACCATATGTAAATCCATTCGCCATAAAGATAAATATAAGACCCTTGTTTTTCCTTATAAATAGCCATAAATAAAAAATCCCGATATATATCGGGATTAATTAATTTAATTAAGAAGAACAACCAAAACAATCAATTTCAATTCCTTCAGGTTTTGGTGGTAAATTCATACTACTGTAATCTATTTTAAGAACTTCCACATTTGGTTTTGGTGTCTTAACCTTTGATAAGTCCAACGCTAAGTGTTTAGCTCCAGTTGAAATCGCTTTAGTCCTTACATAATAACACAATGTTTTCAAACCTTTTTCCCACGAGTGAAAGTGAGATGATGTAATTTTAGACAACGTAGGATTCGACATATATATGTTCATAGACTGAGACTGGTCAATGAATGGTGCTCTGTCCGCCGCCATATCAATTAACTCTCTCTGTGATATCTCCCAAATTGTTTTATATTTTGGAATTAGATGTTCAATTCTTTTAACCTTTTTGTTGTAGTTTTTGTCTTCAGTATCGAGGTATTGGTTAAAGTTAATATTTTGTATTGAACCTTCATTCAAAATAATTTCATTCTTCAAATCTTCAGACCAAATACCAATCTTCTCAAAATCATTAATCAAATATTTGTTCACAATCATAATTTCACCGCCAACAACTCTTCGGTTGAAGAGTGCTGAGTGAGCAGGTTCAGTCATCTCGAAAGACCCTGTAATCTTGGCAGATGACGCAACTGGCATCTGAGCGGTAAACAATGAATTACAAACTCCAAATTCTTGTACATCTTTTTTCAATGTATCCCAATCCAAACTCAAATCAGAAGACTCAACTCCCCACATATCAAATTGGAAAATACCTTTTGACATTGGTGAACCCTTAAAGAACTCATAAGGTTTTCTAATACCTTTCTTACACAAATCATTACTTTCAGTAATTGACGCAAAATAAATCGCTTCAAATATTTTTTTATTCAAGTCTTTAGCCTCATCCGAAGTGAAAGAATAGTCCATTAAACAAAAAACATCCGCCAGTCCTTGAACTCCAATTGCAATTGCTCTTTGTTCAAGACCACCTTTTAATCCTTTTTTAGTTGAATAACTATTTTTATCGATAACATTGTTCAACGCTCTAACCGCTTTTCTTACTTCATGAATTAGTAGTGTATAGTCAAATTTACCTTCAACAATAAAATTCTTTAACACAATAGAAGATAGTGTACAAATAGCAGTTGTCTCCTCATCAGTAAATTGATAGATTTCATTACATAGATTGGACTGTTTAATGACACCGATATTTTGATGGTTTGTTTTTCTGTTTGCACTATCCTTAGCACATAAGTATGGAACACCAGTTTCAACTTGAGATTCAATTACCTTACTCCAAATCTCCTGAGCCTTGACCTTTTTACCAATGCCAGCATCAATCGCGAGTTGATAATTTTTTTCATACTCCTCACCATAACACTCTTGTAACGGTTTAATACCCGCTTTGAGAATATCATTAGGACAGAACAAGTACCATTCTTCGTTATTCTTAACCGCTCTCATAAAGTTATCTGGAATCCACAAAGCTGTGAACAAGTCTCTCGCTCTTAATTCTTCCGCTCCTGTATTTTTCTTGATATCCAACAAGTCCATAATATCTTTATGCCATGGTTCTAAGTAGATTGCGGCACTACCAGGTCGTCTTCCCTGTTGATTAAAGAATCTTAGTGATTCATTAACAATCTTCAAGTACTTTAATAGACCACCAGCAAATCCTCCTGAAGATTTAATCCGACTTTCTTTACTTCTAATATTAGACATAGACAATCCGATACCCGCAGCATCCGAAGAATAAGTTGAAATATCATTCAATGATTTAAGTAATCCATCTCTTGAGTCTGAGTTGTTATAATGTAACACACAAGACGCTAACTGAGGAACTTTAGTACCAGAGTTAATCATGATTGGAGTTGCCTTGGAAATCCGTTGACTTGACAAAGATTCATAATAATCCATCGCCTCTTCAAAAGTATTTGTTACCCATAGAGCAACTCTCATATACATGTGCTGAGGTCTTTCGATTACTTTACCTTCAGGTGTTTTCAACAAATACATCTCCTGTAAAGATCTCCAAGCAAAGTAATCGAAATTGTAATCATTTTCGTGATTGATTACTTCATCAATTTTACTTGGCCCATATTTTTCAATAATAGACATAAGGTCATCATGTACAACACCGTCAACATGTAACGTATGCATTGTATTTGAAAAACTTGGGTCAGTTTCTTTGTGGTATGAAGAAATTGCGACGGAAGATGCTAATCTTGAATAATCGTAGTGACTCCCCGTATAAGCAGCCGCAATCTCGTAAACGAGTTTGTCTAACTCCTTAGTCGTTATATTTCCTTCAGTAGGTACTGACGTAATAACTTTGATAAAAATTTCATCCGAGTTAACATTCAATCCTTTTGCAGCACGTTTAATCCTATTATAAATTTTTTGAGGGTTGAAAGACTCTCCTTCCCCCCCTCTTTTTTTGATTTTTAATGACATCATAAGTATTAAGATATTAAATTAAAAGTCAGAATCAAATGATATTGTTTCATTCAATTTTGCTTTTTGGTATTCCATTGTTCTTGACTCGAAAAAGTTACCTTTAGTCTCAACGGCAATTTGTTCCATAAATTTGAATGGTTGTTCAACGTTGAATTCTTTTTTACATCCAAACTTAACCAACAAACCATCAGTTACAAACTCAAGATATTGTTTCATCAAGTTAGAGTTCATACCAATTAGTGACACTGGTAGAGATTCAGTGATAAATTCTTTCTCAATCTCAAGTGCTGACAATAGAATTTCTTTAATTCTTTTTTCACTTGGTTTGTTTTCCAAGTGGTTGTTCACCAAGTGAATTGCGAAGTCACAGTGTAGGTTTTCATCTTTGAAAATTAGACTGTTCGCATTACTTAGTCCTTGCATAATACCTCTTGACTTCAACCAAAAGATTGAACAGAATGACCCTGAGAAAAAGATACCTTCAACTGCAGCAAACGCAATAAGTCTCTCGGCAAAAGTTGAATTCTCAATCCAATCGAACGCCCATTTTGCTTTCTTCTGTACTGCAGGTAGATTATCTAGTGCTGTGAAACACAATTGTTTTTCCTCCTCGTTTGAGATGTAAGTATCAATCAATAGTGAATACATCAAACTGTGGATATTCTCCATCATCAATTGAAACCCGTAGAAAAACTTTGCCTCAGGATATTGTACTTCCTTCAAGAAATTTTCTGCAAGGTTTTCATTAACGATACCATCAGAAGATGCGAAGAATGATAAAATATTCTTTATAAAATATTGCTCATTATCGGTAAGATTATTCCAATCTCTAATGTCATTTGTTAAATCAACTTCTTCCGCAGTCCAAAATGCCGCTTGATGTTGTTTATAAAATTCCCAAATATCATTGTGCTCAATTGGGAATATAACGAATCTATTAGGATTCTCTATTAAAATTTTTTCCATAATTAATTGTGTATTTTTATAATTGTTGTTGTTCTTTTTGTTTTCTCTTCTCCATCAACTCTTTGACTCTGTCTCGTTTCTTCTCTTCTTGTTGTTCTTCGAAACCTAAGAATGTAACCGAACTTTCCGTATCGATTTCCAATAGTTCGTTGTTGAATTTACAGTTCTCAAACACAACTCCGTCTTTACCTAAACGAGATTTTGTTATTGCTATCGTAGCCAAATGTAATTCTTTTTGTTGAAGAGTTTTTGCCACCGTAATGATTACGTGCCCAACTTGAGCTTTCTTAATTGACCCACCCATTTGGTCTGTTGTTACAACCTCAGCTGAAATAGAACTTCTATTACCTTGTGTTGCTGTCCAACCAACCAAATCAAGTTCATGACACATCGCCTCGAATCCTCTCATTACCGAACCTTCCGCTTTCCATTCATCTCTCGCTGTTGACTCAGGTAACACACAATCGATATAATCCATCAGAATCATATCAATTTTATTTCCATCAGCAATAATTTTTCTGACTTGGTTTTTGATTTGATTCATCGTCATACTATCCGATGCCAATTTCTTCAACACAAGTTTGTTCTTCATAGTTTCTTGTATCTCAGTAACCTTACTAATTACATCTTCTCTGTGTTTCGATAACTCGTCAGGTGGAATACCTGTCCAAATCGTAAAGTGTTTTCTCTGAACAATTTTAGGGTTGTCCTCAAAAAACACCTGAAGGACATTGTATCCCAAGTTAAACGCTGTGTTCGCAATCTTGGTTAAGATAGTAGTCTTACCAACACCTGTTGGTGCAAGGATTACACCTATCTCACCCTTCGCCAGTCCACCTTTAAGTAATCTGTCAATCCCTGGTATACCCATAGGTATTGGATGTCTGTAGTCCTCATCTAACACCGTCTCCAAACCTGAGAAAATATCTGTTTGACCCTTCTCAATTTCACCGACTTGTAACGCCTCTCTAACTAACCCCTCCACTTTATCATAAGACTCAAAATCTCCTTGAGTAATAATTTTTTGAGCCTTGTCCATCGCCTTCTGAAGTTCTTGTTGTTTACAGAATTTCAAAGCCTTTTCTTGGACAAACTGTGTTCCTTCGACTGGTGCGTCTTTAACTTGTTTAAGTGTATCTAAAACAATTTTTGCCACCAATTCTTGAGAAACTTCAGACTTGATAATTTGTTCGAGAGTTTCAAAGTTAGGGGTTGACTCATACTTTACGTAGTATTCCTTAACCATCTGTAAAAGGATTTTGAAATACTTGTTATCAAAGTATGTGGACTCGATGACATCAAGAATAGACGATGAAAAATCTTTATCTACCACTATCTGATTCAATAACTGAATCTGAAAAGTGTTCCCTAAGTAATCGAAATTTTTGTTCATATATTGTATTGCTCCCCTGTGTATTATTAAATACTCACTTACTCAAATCAAAATCCAAATATTGATAAGATAATCTTTGTTCTGAAAAAATGTCAGTTAATTCTCTGAGAATGTCTTTCAAAAATGGTCGTACGTCAACGGTATAACGAACTTTGGGTGGAAAATATTTTCCATCAAAAATTCTATGACAAATTGTCGTATCCCCATTCTTAACAAGAATGTTGAAAATTTCTGGTCCATCAGTATAAGAAGTATCCATAACTGATGGGTCATGCATAATTGATTCACTATTATCCGTCATGTAAATAACAGTTTTCATTTTCAAGTGATATTGTAAATCTTCTTTAATGTTATTAATTAATTCGTAGAATTCAATTGAGTTTTTTGCTGTCGAATTATACCCTCTAACATTGAAATACCTTTGGACAACAATATTGTCGTTAAGGGTTAGAAGAAATTCCATTTTGGTACTGTCTTGCTCTTTCATAAAGTTTTTAATTTTTGTTTGTGTTTCTTTTTTCTTTTCGTGTAAGTTTCATAAATGGTTTGAGGAAATTTACCCAAGCCTCATCGTTCTTGGGTAGGTACTTGAAGAGTCCGTCCTCCATCATCATTCTCATCAAGTTTTTGTATCCACGGTCTGTGGGGTCTATTGTATCTGTGTGTATTTGTTCCACAAGTTCTTTCCCATCATCAGTGATTAAAGGATTGTGAAGATCGACGATTTTTTTGTTTGTTTCAAAGAATTGTTCTCCAAATGTACCGCTTTTAGTTTTACCAATCAAAATGTTCTCTAACGCCTTTGGTTTTTTCTTTTGCTCTATATTTCGTGCGTTATCTAATATTTCCTCGATAGTGCATGATTTTTCCAACATCTGAGGGAATAGTTTAACCAAAGTTTTTTCTCCCAACATTTCAATACCATCTATGTTGTCGGACTTATCCCCCGTCAAAATTTTGGTTAATAAGACATTTTGGTGGGGTATGTTGACCTTGTTAATGGTAATCATGTCTCCATACCTATAATATTGTTTGGAGGTCGGAGAATAGATGGTTACCCGTTCTGATATAAGTTGAGTTAAATCTTTGTCTGCTGAAAATATAATGATTTCTTCATTGACAGATAGTTTGGTATAATATGCAATAAGGTCATCCGCCTCGTTGTTAGTCATTTCAACCTGACGAACAAAAATTTCCTCAAGGTATTGTTTAACACGCGACTTCTGTTGAAGATATGACTCGTACTTAAACTCGTTCATATCTTGGCGACGATTTGCTTTGTATTGGGGATATATAGATTTCCTTACGGAAGAGTTAGAGTCACCATCCCAAAATACCACAACCTTATCGTGATTGTGTTCTTCTAAAAATTTTCTCAAGATGTTTATAAAATGGTAGATTCCACCTAAGTGGTCTCCACCATTATACAACTCCTTTACTCCATGAAATCCTATCTTGAACAGATTGTCTCCGTCCACTAATAATGTTTTAATCACAATCTGTGATTTAAGTGTGAAATAATAAACTAGTCTTCTTTTTCTTCTTTGAGTGTAAAATCACCATCAGTTCCGATAATATCTTTCCAATAGTCAGCATACTCTTTTTTGTATTTCTCCAATGAAACTTTTTCTTCAGCAGCCTCTTTACCTCCAATGAATCCGTGTGGAGTAACAATAATTTTTCCGTCATCATAACCCAATCCGTTGATGTGGTTTTTCATTACAGAAACTTTTGTCCTTGACGCAAACTTAATTGTCCTTTTGTCTTTGGTCGCAGTAATCTTAGTTGTTCCCGCTCCCTTTTGATTACCAAATAAGAATACCAAAGATGAGTTCAACCAAATCGCTTCACCACCCTTAGCCTTAATTTTAGGTTGGCCAAATGGATTATCTGGAAGTTCAACCCAAGGTTGATTAACAATAACCAAAGTGTTTTCATATTTTGAATCAGATTTACGAGACCCTGAAATACGTTGGTTAATACCCATTCCAATTTTATCCGCCAAAGTAGAAGCGTTGTGTTGCTTTCCACCTTTTCCCTCAAAAGTCATCTTACAAGGAACTGAACCAACTGAATCCCATAGGAATAACAAACTATAATCCAACTCACCTTTTTCTTGAGCATCCAATAAACTATTGATGTAGTCAGTAATTTGCTCAATGTAACTAAAGTTATTATTGAAGATGTAAAATCCATCCCAATCTAATTCTCCTGTTTCTTCGTCAACAATTTCTTCACATTGGAATCCCATCAATTTAGCATGGTCAAAGCTCCATTTCTGTTCCGTAATAATGAACACAGGAAGAATACCTTTCTTCTGAGCATCAACCGCAGCCTTTACCAAAGCAGTAGTCTTACCAGTATCGGAGTGACCCAAGAACATGTTAAGATGTCCAATGGCAGGACCAGGAAGTCCAACGGCATCCAAGAAGTCTTCGCCCAAATCAAAAAATCTTTGGGGTTTATATTTTGCCGAAGTTGAGAATTTTTTCTTCAAACTTTCGAAGTCGTTCTTTTTAATTGCCATAAGGAATGTGAGTAAAACTCGGACACTAAAATAGTATCCGAGTTGAGTTATTTAATTAGAATGGTAAATCTGATGATGGTTCGTCATCCATCTGTGGATCTACATATGAGGATTTTTTGGAACCTCCACCGAATGATTCGGTTTCAACTGAACTGTCTCCGTAAACATATCCACC